CAGTACTCCAATTGCCTTGTAGACTGGAAAGAAACTATAGAGTCCCTTTCCAATTTAGCGCCAGAAACTCTTATTACATCTAGAGCTTCCAATCGCTTCCCAGCATATTGAAGTTTATACTTCATAGTGCCTATACAAGGAATCGAACCCTGTATTACCTACCGAGGATAGGCAAATAAGATAAGTTAGCTTTAGTCTAATTTAAAAATAACTTAATCCCCCAGACATTAACATCCATAAAATTTCTCTAAGTATAAATCCTCCAGACATTCATAAAATTTCTCTAAGTATAATTCATAGTCATTATTGAATAAATCTTTCATATCATCATAAAATTCTTTTTCCGCTCCAATTTCTTTCATATCATCATAAAATTCTTTTTCCATTGTTTCACTCCTTTTACAATGTTGTTACAATCAGTGCCTATAGGAAGAATCGAACTCCCTACTACCCAACCAGGTAGGCAACAAGTTACTTTTTATCTTTCCAACAACTTCAAGCTATTTTCCAACAAATATACAATATCACAAGCGATATCGTCATTATTACTTACTTTTGATAAATCTGGATTAGCAATTTCTTTAGCATAGGATACTGCCTCTGTTATCATCTCTTTTGCTTTGATTAGATCTTCGTTCTCATATCTTCCAGTTTTCATTGTTGTCTCCTTTTCAAAATTGCCAGTGTGTCTCATCTTTATTCATCTTAGCTTTCTTTTTATTTTTTACAATACTTTTTTCTACTTTTTTATTATTTCCCTTTTTTCTTATAGTTTCTTTGACTTTTTTCTTACTAGATTTACCTAGTACAATCTCTACTACATCTTTATCTAGCTGACGTTGATATTTTCTCACTAATTTTACAGCATACCTCATTTGTTTATCTGTGAGTTCAACAGATGTAGCCAAAGATTTACCAAAATTAGTATCTAGTTTATTGAATCCTTGTCCATCTTCTGTCCGCGCCCCATCACAATTAGCTGCAAGAACTCTAAGACAAGCTAACACACAATCCTTCTGTTCTTGTGTATAAGATATAGCCTCTTTTTCGGTTACTTTTATTTTTTCTTTTGACTGTTTTTTGGATTTTTCTTGATCTTTTTTTACTTTTTCTTTAGCAGAACTCAGGTCTACCTTAGTTTCAATATCCAGAGCTTTATCCGCTACATTCTGCTTTTTTACTATTAGTTGGCATATTCTTTGATCTAGACTACCATCAAGTACGATGTGTTGGATTAGTACTGAATCTTGCTGGCCGATACGATGGCATCGATCTTCGGCCTGCACTAAATTAGCCGGTACCCAATCTAGCTCCGCAAACACTACATTTGATGATGCAGTAAGAGTTAGCCCAACACCAGCAGCTTTTATACTACCGATAAATATTTTTATGTTAGAATCATTTTGAAAAAAGTTGACAGAGGCGTCTTTTTTATTTTCGCTCATTCTTCCATCAAGTTTTACAGCGATATTCGAAAACTGAGAATAAATAGAATCTACCACATCATGATGGTGAGCGAATACTACAATCTTATTTACCCCACTATCGATCATACTCTGGATATGATCGATTACATAAGGTAATTTTGCCTTAGCTATGCTATGACGTAAGTTAGAAAGCTCCTCGAAACTACCTACAAATCCTTTTTCAAGATCAGCGACTACATCTTGATAGGATTTACCAGTAGCCTCAAAAATCTCTTTTTCCGACAATAGATCAGACTTTTTGGATTCGCAGACGATAATTTGTCGCCTTTTAGAAGGTAGATCCTTTAGTACATCAGCTTTTAGCCGGCGCACCATGATAGTAGAACGGAGCTTATCTTGAAGTTCATCTAAATTCCGTGCTCCGCTCTCGTCCCAACCATATCCATTATAACCAGCATCACAGAAATGCTTGGCATAATAAGATCTAGATCTCCAGGTTTGAGGATCTAGACTACTAATAAGGGGGTACAGCTCAATAGGCTTATTTAGTATTGGAGTACCTGTGAGATAGATTCGTTTTTTACAAGAGTCTACCACACCAGGTACTCTAGGGGTTTTTTCGATCCATTGTCCTCCTTCTTTTTTCCAAGTAGGACGGACCCCTAAAATTGATTTACTACGCTTTGTTTTTGGATTTTTTAAATAATGGGCCTCATCTATAATAATAAGATCCCATTTTCTACTTTTTAGTTCTTTCTCTAAATTTCCCTTGATCTTTTCATAGTTACAAATTACTAGATCCGCTTTAGGATCTAACTTACTTTTGCATACTTGAATAGTAAAATTTCTTACTAGCCATTTTTTAGCTTCTTTTTGCCAATTTAGCCTTAGAGAAGCTGGGCATATAATAAGGACACTTTTGATTGAACTATCATTATTGATCACGCCAAGAGCTTGGATAGTTTTACCTAAACCCATCTCGTCAGCTATCAATGTATTTTCCCTACCAAGAGCGAAGTCGATACCAGCTCTTTGGTAAGGGAGATAGCTCAGGTTATCTGGAGATTGTAAATCACGATCTGAGGAAATAGACCGTGACTTTTCAATTGAGGCTACACAATCTACAGTAGCCTCTTTAGCCGAGTCATCAAAGTACTCGGCTAACTTTAGGGCTTTGGTGGAATCATCGGTCCACCAAAGCTTACCAAGTCCAGCCTTACATGCTGGGCACTTTTCAGGTACCCAGCAGCTCCCCCCATGCCACCTAAAACCAGCTGACTTGGGGAGATGTCTCTCTTCATACGACGAATCGCATATGAAGAGATTATGTAAAAATCGAACTTTCATTTTCAGTGCCTATACAAGGAATCGAACCTTGTATTACCTACCAGGGATAGGCAAATAATCTAAGTTATTTTTAAGTTAGACTAAACTACTCATCTCCATCTCCATAAAGCAGATAGTTAATGTATTCCTCCAGGACTTGCCGCACTGGGGAGCTGATCTCTTCGGCTTGTTCTACTACCTCCGTGAGGTAGAACTCCCCCCACGGAGCCGAAATTCTTTCATCGACTAGCTCGAGGCGATTCTCCTTGAGCCAGTTCATTATTTCTTTTGATGTTTGAATCGCCAAGGCCAACTGTTTGGCCTTGGTAAGGATCTTTTTTTGCTTTTCAACTATTTCTTTACTAGGACCTTGTGGTCCCAAGAACTCACCAAAGTCTACGTCCAACATTTTGTGCTCCTTCTGACAGTTGTTGTTGTTCAATCAGTGCCTATAGGAAGAATCGAACCTTACTCTACCCAACCAGGTAGGTAATAAGCTATTTTAGTTTTAAACTAATATTTTATTCGTAGTCGTGATTGGCTTCCAGGATATCCTGGAGGTACTCGTTTATATCATGATAACCTAGCTTTATTTTTTCTTCTTTGGCCTCATTGATAATATCAATAATAATAGACTTACGATCTGTAACTCTAGATAATTCTATTACCTCACTCTCAAGATATCCTCGAAAGTATTCCTCTACTGATATATTTTTAAAATTACATTTACATCTTTCTCTCTTTTCATTTTTTGGCTCAAAAGTTATTTTTCCACATTCTGAACAAAACATTTTCCTTCTCCTTTTTGTTCTGTTTGCTGCTTACAATTATATAGTAGCATCCGCCAATCTTTTGTCAACATATTTTGATACCAAATCGATACTTTTTTTATACCATTTCTATGATACACTTTCATACATAATATATTCTCTATTGTACCTTGACATACATTGTATTTGGCTTGCTAGGTGGTCCGGTACTAGCACTAGTAGGTCCATCTAGCATACTACTTCTGTATAGGTTAGCGGATATTGTGTACCCACTAGCTATAGTGTGAGTCACATCATTGATAGTGTATCTTCCGCTACTCCAATGTAGTCCACTATAGTTTCTTTCAATATTACTCTCTATCAAACCTTCACGTATGTCTTCCAACCCTAATGCAGCCTCCGGCAATACAACCAGGACATCACAATACACTTCATCAGGTCCAAAGTCAGAGTATTCAGGTAACCCTACCAGTGATAATGATGCAGTAGATATAGATTGATGTAAGGATTTGAATGCGTGTTCAACTCGATTGAAAGCTCTCTCGGGCTCACTGTATTGATGACTTGTACGTCCACTACAACGGCCCCCAGTAGCTAGAGATCGGCTAGGAAGGTGTCTATGAGCATTGTAGCGCCTCTCTTGCTCATTTATTGGTTTGCCATCATCTACAAGAGGTCCGGCTGTCGTTCGACCCTTTTTCGGATCATTTTCCTTATCCTCTAATCCAAGAGTTTTTCGAGTAAGTAATCGCTTCTCAAATCTCTTAGTTCGAGGATCATAGGTACTCGCTATAATAGATTGCGCCCATGATCCTATTTGTTGTGCATTATATTGAGGTACAAATTCAATTACACCTCCAGTAGGATCCCCAGCTAATACTTTAAATGATCGATATTCTTTTTTAGTTTGTGTTTTAGATCCTCTGGAAGTTCTAAAATAAAATTTACCATCGGATCCTAATTTAAATGTATAATTATCATTTGGATTAGTCTTACTCTTAGCTATTCTCATAAAATAATATATTAAGTCGATTCTAGTACGATTGCCAGAAAACCATTCCATATTATTTGTTTCATTATCTTCATCATCTGTTTCTTCAATTACGATATTTTCATTCTTATAATTCATTTCTAAAGCAATTGTTCGAACTACAGTACTTATTTTTCCTATATATGTTCGGGGTTCAACTAATGCAGCAAATTCAGATCCAATAGATCGTACACCTAAATTAATTCTTAAACCTGAATGGGAGATAGTTGGCTCATAAGTTTCTACCCTAGCACTCCGCCATAACGACTTTTCTAGTCCATTACCAGGATACCCCCATCTATAAAGTAATGGTGCATCTTTCTTATCTGTAGCTATAATCAGTCGGTCTATTTTATGGTAGGTAGGATCAATAAATACAAAATTGGCTATATCCGATCCACCTTTTTTATCTATTGCAGTGAATTCAATCAAATGTCGGGGAGGGATTGATACAACAAAGTCGTCAATACCAAACTTTAATTGTACTACAGGATGTAATGGCTCTCTATTCATTCTATTTCTTTTTCACTAACTATTTTAAATATTTTTAATCTAATCTATCCATCTTTTTACTCCCTATACCAAAATTTTCTGAAATAAATTCTCTCTATCCGGTATTCTTAATCTAAGTCCAACTACAGTATCTGCAAAAGGATCTACTAAATTATTCACTCTCGCCAATACCCAATACAAATACAATGTACCATAAAACTTTAAAGAAATAAGATCTAATCTATGAGCAAACTCCCTTGTAACCTCAAAGAATCTATCTGAAGATAATTCCTCAATCTCATCTATCTCCCAAGATTCTTGTACAGGGAACCCATCTTTATTTATATATAATCTAATTTTGTTATATCTAGATAATGGTCTATTATCGTCTGTATTTTCTAAGAAGTTAGTTTTACCTTCACTTGTTTCGTAAGTTGCTGCCATTAGAAATCCATAGTACGATTATTTATATTATTTAATCTACTTAATAATTCTTCATATACTGAGGTACTAAATATCCAATTATGGTTACCCTTATTAACCCAATGTCTGTCTGATAACAATAAATAAGTTACTAATTCTTCATTACCTAATCTTCTTACATCAGACCTTATATTATCAGTCTCTAATCCTAATTCCCTTAATCTACTTATTGAGTTTTTTAAGTTCATTTTCTAACCTAGTTATCTTACATAGAATATCAAATAATTCATTGTATAAAGGTTTTATCTTACTATCTTCCTTTATTAGTAAGTCTCCTAGTATACTTAATCCATTACTTAGCCAGTCTTTACCAATACACACATGTTCAATTGCTCTTTGATACTCTCTGTTCATTCCTACTCCTTTTATACATTATTAATGGACATATACTAGAATTCATAAATTTACACAATGGTATCGGTTTCTCTATCTTACATTCTAAAATATATCTTCTCATAGTATTCTCAACTACTAGAAATCTATTTCTAATATCTCTTGCTTTATCTAAATCATTCTCACTTGATACCTTACTGTATAACTCCTGATTCAATCTATACACATGAATAATATTTGCAGCTTCATGTATTTCTGAACTACAAAATCTAGAAAATTCATCAACCAATAACTCATCAACCCAACAATCTTCATTATCCAATTTTCCTTACCTCTCTGTAGCTTCTAGGATCTACATTAATAACCCTCAATTGAAACTTTACATCAATAATCAAAGGATACCCATCCTCATCACATACTTTAGAAAAAGTTGCTGAAGGCGATCTTATACTACCTACCTTTCTCAACCATCTACCGATCGTAATGATTGCTTTTCTAGGTGGTTTAATTGGTCCTAATGATCCAATACCATAGTCTGGATACGCAAAAGACTTAACAAATAGATAGTCCTCCCAAATCTTTTTAGCGTCACTATCATCATTTTCATCTACTGAAGCAGCTAATCTAAAGGCAAAACTTTGACTCTCAGCAGAAGTATGACTATAGAATTCGTGCTCCTCAAATCTACCTCTTACAACTTGATCTTCATAAACTGGATCATATCCCTCTTCTATATCCTCATAATACAAAAATGTAATATGATTAGCTTGTTCTTCGTAATCTATTAATTTACCTTCTACACCTATTGGCATTATCTTACCTTAAATATTATTTTAATAGTTCTCGTCTTCCAGTTCAGTTTCAGTATAATTACATACACGAGTTTTCAGTTTATTAATCACTTGTTCAGATATATTGGCTTCCTTTAGTCTTTTATCCCAATTGTTATCAACTATAATCTCATCTTCATCTATAGGACAGTTGCAATCATCATCTTCATCACAGTCACATAATTTGTATCCATAACAAGAATTCCTTTGACCAATCACAAAATAACAAGGACTACTATAAAGTTGTACTCCATTAATTATCAAAAAAGGATAGATTTCAACATTAGCATCGTTACAACAACCACAACTATAATGTAATTCATACTCAGTAACTAAACTATTTACAGATTTAGAACAACACATAACAACTTTCTTTCTATTTGTATGTACTTCTAAATCTGAAAATGATTCTTTTAAACTTTCAATCGTTTGTATCTCTGTCTTAAGGTTTTTCAACTCTTCCTTTTTCTTTTTCAAGATCTCTTCTACAGTCATCAATTAATCCTTTCAATTATCTTTTGATTTTACGTTCACTCTTTAACACAATATGAAGTTTGATATCTTCACCAATCGGAAATCTATTCACAATACTTAAATATTCCTATTTAATTTTCTCAAATGCAATATCTAATGCACCTTTATTCCCATGAATAAATCTACAACTATCAGATATAACACAGTGCATTGCTTTAATCCCAGTTACTTTAGACATTATTTCACCTATTAAAAACTATGATAGAATCCTTTTCAGTAACACTATTGCTTCTCTATAAGCGTTAGCTACTTCTTTCTTTCCTGTCTTATTCATAAAATATTCTTTACTTTATAAGATTAAAAGAGGACAGATAAGTCTATACTTCCCGACTACACCATAAAGACCAGCACGTTTTAACGTTTCTGGTATATCTACTTCAAAATAAGGATTCATTATTTCATGACCTAAAATTTATATCTAGAAAGTTCCTCAATACGTTTATTAATTTCTTCATTAGTTATATACCTATGATTATACAAATTGTAAAAAGCTCTTTTACGTCGTATCTCCTGTTCCTTTTTACCAGGTACTGGAGATAGTACTAATAACTTTATAAATTCAATAATGCTATTTAATATTCTCATTTTAGCTAACAACAGCCCCACAACTTACACATTCATCAAAAAATAATGCATCAAAAAGACTATTAGGTTTTACAATACTATTATATTCTACAAAGTTTAAATCAATAATAGGAGAAATACTCGGTAAAGAACAATTAGATATACTTGGTACAATAGACTCATCGACTATATAACAATACCAACTATCCTGACCACACCACGGACATTCTTCCTTTGACTTATAAATACGATTAGAACTTACCATCTTCAATCACTCCTTTTGTTTATAACAAACTTTCTACAACCTGTCTTGACGGATGTCTTTTCTGAGTAATTAATCTAAAAATACCATCTCTAATCTCTGCTAATAATTTCTCCTCTCTCGGTGACGAGGCAGTGACCTGAATCTTGGGCTTCAGAGGCTCAGAAATAGGCGCTAAGGTCATAGGTGGTTTTATAGCCCCCTTAACCTTCTGGGCCATAGGAACCGTTTCTGGAGCCTCTGGGGCTACAGCTGTTGGGATAGCCTCCTGAAGGATCTGTGCACCAGTCATCTCTCGTCCCTCACCTACTCGTTCGACCTCAGCCAATCGACCAAGAGACGTTTCTAACAATCTCTGAAGACCCTTAGCTGCTCCCATTCCTTTTCTAGCAATATCAGCCTGTCTAACATTAATTGTTCCTTCAGCTGTTATAACTCCTTCCTGCATCATACGTCTTAATTCTTCAATAGCTCCTTCTGCAGTAGTAGTTTGAAGAGCTTGAATTCTTCTTCTAATACCTTTAAATCTAGCCTCACTTTCAACAGCTGCTTGTTGTTTCTTAGTTATTCGTAAACTTTCTTTAATAGCTCTAAATTTATCAGCACGACCAAGAAACTCATCTATCATTTGTCCTAATTTCATTCCACCTGCAAATACTCCAGCTAATCCGGCTACAACTAATGAAAAGGTACCCCCTAACTTAGTTATAGCTAAACCGATAACAGTTGCCCAAGCTAACATCTGTTGTTCTGTTCCTGATAGACTTTGAAACCATTTGACTAGATTACCAATTTGATTGAATAAAAACTCAAATACTGGAAACATTTTTTCTACAATAAAACCATGAACTCTCTTAACCCATTCCCACAGACCTTTAAAAAAAGATATAGCCTTATCTATCCAAATATTTATAGACTCACCACCTTTACTACTTAATGCCCATTCTGACCATTTTGACATCCTAGATAAAGCATCATTCAAAACTGGAACTAATTTATCAGCTATCTTAGTTACAACAATAGCAACATTTTTACCAATAGATAACCATATCTTTTCCAATACTCTCTTTAGATTATTCCATAGTTTAGATAATTCATGTTGACGTTTAGCCGCAGCATCAGCATGTCTTTGACCTCTTTTAAATTCCTCCCTATTCTTAATAAACATATCAGCAAGTGTAGCAGAATTCATTTCTGATATATTTTTCAACTGAGTGAAATTAAGATTAGTTACTTCACTCAACCAATTCTCATTATGCTTTAACCATTCAGGTCCTTCTTTACTTAATCTTTCTATAAGAAGCTTAGCTGGAGTTTGAACGTCACCTTCTTCCATCATTCGACGAACTTGATCAATAGTAAACTCAGTATTCTCTGTAATAAGACCTAAAAACTTATTTCCTTGTTCGCTCTGTACTTTTAACGCCTCTGTAAATAAGGTAGCTATATTTTCTGGTTGTACTCCAGCTTGTTTAAATACACCTGCTATAGCCATCATATCAGCTGTAACTTCTGCCTTAGCTGTATCCGAAGTATTAATCATCCTAGAAAGTACACCATCTAAATTCTGAGTAAAACTAATAAGCTCTTGACCACTAATAGATGTTGTTTCCTGAATAAACTTCATTGAAGCAGATATATTTCTTAATCTATTATGGGGCAATCCATAAACCCGAGTAAACTGATCATATAAACCAACAACACTATCTGTAGATACATCCATAGATTTACTTAAATTAATAGTATCAGTAACTAGGCTTCTAAATGCTGCTGAAGCTTCTTGGGTATTACCTTTAATTAATTTAAGTTCTCCTATCTGTGTTGTTAAAGCTACTAACTCTTCTCTAGTAACATCTAAATGTCCTGTTAGACCTTGAATAGCATTAGTTGCAGCAGCTAACACACGTGGTTGATCTCCTAATGTAACTGTTACAGATCTAATCTGTTTATCAAATTCAAGAAAAGATTTCATACTACTAAATATAGCACCTAGAATAGCACCTCCACCTAAGATGCTTATTAAATTAGACCAAGATAGCCCCAGAGATTCTAATGCAGCTTTTTCGTGTCGAATGAAACCGACTATTCCTCTTGTAGCAAAACCGGTGGATTTAACTCTATTTTTATTAGATTCTTCTGTTCCTTTTACATCCTCATCTCTAAGTTTCTTCTTTTTCTTAAAGAACCCTGAAAACCAATTAATTAATTTACTGCCTGAATTAATCGTTTCCTTAGCTTGTTTATTAGCAGACTCACCAGTCTTTCTATGTTGATCCTCTTGATTTTCTAGTCCATCAGTTGCTTTATCTATCTGATCAAAAAACTTTGCATAAGCTTTTTCTACAGTAGATAAAGCATTCTTTAATTGACTAGTATCAAGTAGAGCTTCATGAAATAAAATATCTTCACGATTTTCAGGCATAAGCTAAGAACCTAATTTTGTTTTATTCTATAATAATTAATTTTCTTTCTGTGTCTTAATCCAGTAAAAGATCCGTATTCACCTATTCTCTTTTCTATCTTCTGTACTTTCTCAATCTTACCATTATTAATTAATCTATTTAATGTTGCTTCTGCTTTCTTTTTAATGAATGTAGAGACTTCTTTAGTAGAAACCTCTCCTCGATCTCTAATAAATGAAAGTACGTTCTCTAAGTGTTCATCAGATAATTTAGCAGCCATCCTTATACTCCGGTAGATCCCAAACCACCTTCGCCTCTCTCAGTATCCGACAGTTCTTCAACCTCCGTATAGGGTAATCTACATACCTTAGAAATAACAAGTTGAGCTATTCGGTCACCATGCTTTATTGTAAAAGTCTTTACCCTATCAGTATTTAATAAAATTACTTTTATTTCTCCCCTATAATCTTCATCAATAGTACCTGGAGAATTAAGAACACAGATACCATTTTTAGCGGATAAACCAGATCTTGATCTTACTTGCGCTTCATATCCTTCTGGTAATTCCATAGTAATACCCGTAGAAATAACAACTCTATCTGAAGGATATAGTAATATAGTCCTTGATTCATCTGTATTTAATAACTGAGGTTGCTCCGGAATATAGGCAAACAAATCTAGTCCTGATGCCTTCTCACTCATACGTTTAGGTATAATAGCACTTTTACGTAATTTCTTAAATTTTACTGTATTTGCTGTAATAGATTTAAATTCGCTCATTTCTTTCTCCAATCAGTTATTCAATGTCCTTACTCTCTATAGTAGATAGATTCTAGAAAATATGTTAGATTAGTTACTTTCTATCTACTTTCTCTTCTTATCGTGTAGAGCCATCTGAAATTCAATGTTCTCTTTTCTAGATTCATTAATTAATTCATGGTAGTAATCTCTCTCAAAAGGTTTCATGTTAAGAACATCACAGTATTGGAACCCCCCATAATGAACTAAGTCAAAAATTAACCTAGCTTGGTCCCTAACACTGTGCAGCTTAGTTAAGACGAAAAAACGATTTATCCAAAGGCATCATGAATTCATTCGGGTAACCACATAGTCTGCAAGGGACTTCTATTTCCATCTCAATTCCAAAATCAACTTTTCTTATATGGTCTCTCCATACAACAGAATCTTTCCCTTTTAAACTCTCTGTAAATTGTAGAGCTGAACTAATATCTATAGGAGTACCATCTATTTCAACAAGTCTTAATGCAGTTCTATAAATATAATCCTGTCTCTCATCACTAGCACCTTTCATAGTTCTTCTTACATACTTTCTAACATTATGTTCGTCCTTACCTCTAAGTAGTCTCCAACCAATTTCAACATCTTTAAGAGGTAACTTAACGTAAAAAGGTTCTCTTAACTCTGAAATACCTAAAGAATTAGTAATAATAGGATCATCAGCATAAACAACATCTAGATCTGTTTCTAGATTCATGTCATGCCTAACCTTTTCCTCACACTCTTCACATTTATAACTAAATGAATAGTCACCTCCGTAAGACAGGCAACGCATATAAATAAATATATGTTGTCTATCTATTAAAAGTAATTCTTTAGGATCAATCGGACAATTAGTAAGGCGAGAGATTAATCTATCTATCTGAAGATTATAGTCTAGGTTCCTACTAGCGAATAAACGCTCTTCCTTAACCCCCCATGGCTCGACTTGTATTATACCGTCAAAATCTCCTTCATAGAATAAGCCTTTTGAAGCTAATTCTAATTCTCCCGTAAACTCTTTTCCCATTATGACATTCCTTTGACATAGAAATTAACATGAAAATTGACTAAGCTAATTTAATACTTAAAGAGTTTTCCAGATAGCTTTATCGTAACGTAAAGTAACTTCGATCATTACTTTATCTGATCCAGACATATCCAAAGTTCCTGGATTAGGTACAGCAGACGGCCAAAGACCTATTAAACGACAAACTCTTTCTGTACTGCCATCTGGAGCAGTCATTACAATATTACCTCTTTTCTTATAGTCTTTTGCTAGTCCAATAGCCCCAGTTTCTGGATTATAAACTTGTTGTCTCCATCTAAGGATTGCATTTCTTGTCTCAACATCAACATAATCAACTAATGTTAATGGAATAGTTTCAAAAGTAGCTTGCCCAGCTACATAACGTTTTTCATTCTGATATTGTAATTCTACTTCATCATTACTTTCTGGAGGTAATGCTGAAGATACTAATGAAGCTATAATCACATCCTTATCAGCTTCATCTAGTGTTATTTCTAGAGACCAGTTATTCTGCCTCTGAGGCTCGAAAGTACCTGCCTCAGCAGCAATATGGTCACTTGCTTGAGGGTTAGTTAACGCCATTTAAAATACTCCTACTATACCTAGACTAGAATCATATATTAAGAACTAAGATGAATAAAACTACTTTCTCTTTAACTTACTATAAAGACCTCTTTGTTGATTAAGGTAATTATTTAATAATTTAACCTCATCATCAGCTTCTTTTTTAGTAAAAAATCCAAAAAAATTAGGTTGGTTGCCTACATTACCAGAATATACAACTATGTATTCATTTTCCTTCTTATCAAATTTAACAATAAACTCATTACCTTTCTTTAAAATAGAACTAAGAGGAATTTTACTAATCATCCCTCTTTCTTTAGACGAAAAGTCCATAACCTCATTAATTACATCCTTTGGATGTTGACCTTCTAGTACTTGTTCGATTAGTTCGTTGATCATTTTAATTATCCTCTTTAAATTGATGAAATCTACAAATTGATGAAATCTACGTATATCTTGATGATGTTTATTAAGCCTTTCAGCTTCCTCCTTTGCTTGTTTCTCTAATTTAAAATACTCCTAGACTAGAATCATATATTAAGAACTAAGATGAATAAAACTACTTTCTTTTTAGTTTACGTCTTTTGTCTAACAACTTATTTAAATCAGCAACTTGTTTTTTTTGCTTTAGCTTCTGAATCAAAATCTCCAAAATAGTTATTCTGATCTCCTACATCAAAACCATCATAAGTAACAACAAAATAACCAGGATTCAATTCATCTTTTTCATATGTAAACTTATCAGCATCCGAAATAGTCTCTAAAGGAATTTTACTAATTCTACCTCTCCCACCAGGTCTCAATGTCTTTATAAAACTTTCAATCACATCCTTTGGATGATCACCTTCTAGTACTTGTTCGATTAGTTCGTTGATCATTTTAATTATCCTCTTTAAAATTTACCTTCTAATGCATTAACAATTACAGTATAAGCTTTTTTAGCTATTATAGGATCATGCCAATACTTAGTATTTGTGGGATCATCAGGATCTTGTCCTTGAAACATCGATTTTATAGCATCAAAAGCAATCCTATTTGACTTTTTACCACTTCTTCTGACAGACTGTTCAATTCTATCTAATTCTTTAAAACTAGGTCTCTTTTTCTTCCTCCTTACTACAGGTTCTTTAACAATCTTTTTCTTAGAAGGTTCCTCTTTAAATTGATGAAATCTACGTATATCTTGATGATGTTTATTAAGCCTTTCAGCTTCCTCCTTTGCTTGTCTCTCTAATTTGAATGACCCAAAAAAATTAGGTTGATCTCCTACATTTCCAGTATAAGTGATCTTATAAACATTTTCATCTTTGACATATTTATATACAAATTTATTTCTTTTATCAAAAACAGATGAATACGGAATCTCAGCAACTAAGCCTCGATCCTCTTCAACAATACTATTAATTACATCTCTTGGATGATCACCTCCTAGTACTTGTTCAATAAGTTCCTGGATCATGTTATTCTTCCTGTTATATTAAATTACTAAGCTGCTATTAGTTCCTGAAAGTCTGCTCCCTGAGAAGTAAGAGCGAACTGAACTTCGATAATCTCTGCAGCTTTAGTTGGTTTAATTAAAAGTTTATAGACTGCCCTATTGTTATCTCTATCTGTATCTGTTGTTGCTACCACTAATCTATATTCTCTAATACCTCTTTTAGAAAGAATATTATCTAAATGAGGCTCCGCAACACTCTCAAACTCTCGATCCAATATTTCATCATTAGGATCAAAAACCATTACTCTAGCAGAAGCTACTATTAGTTTTTCTGCCTTTAACAACATTCGACGAACATTAATTCTATTTAGTGCTGAAGATGAATTTAAAAGAGTTTTTTGACCCCAGGCATAGATTCCTTCACCAGTAAGATTTACAATAGGATTTATACGTCCGCTATTTCCACTAGTTGGGCATATAATATCTCTATCATCTCTATCTGGAGAGTACCTAACATCTTTAGAACCTATTAATTTACCTCTTTTTAAACCAGCTGGAGCAAACCACGGAGCTTGTATATTATCACTATGTGCAAATATAGCAGCGATATGACCACTAGGAGCTATCCAAACATCTTGATCATGAAACTCGTCATAGATCTGTTGCCAAGTCCAATATATAGCAGCATATGAAGTATTAAGAGCTGTTGTTCTTATATTAGTACCGTCCTGGTAATCTAGAATCTCTTGTACAGCATCTATCGAAGACCAATCAGGAGGATCAATAATACCAAAACAATCAGCTCTTGCTTCACAAAGATTAATTATTTCATCTTGTACATTCTGAGAAGATACCCCAGGACATATCATCAAATCTATATCAACTTCCTCTGGATTACTATATTCTCTTAAACCAGTAATATAATCTGCATCTGAAATACTTGTATAACCATCGTCACCTCCGGTTACATCGTAATAGTCACCAACTACTGGTTCCCCTCTATTGGATCTAACTGTTGCTGTCCAATAATCTGAATTATCATCCATATCATCAGCAACACTAGTTCTATTCATACCATAAACTGTTTCTAAACTAAGTGATCCGTCACTATTCTTAGTACGTAGATTAAATTTAAGCGGATCATTAGCATAAATTTCTGGGTATAACCTAAGACCTTCCGCCCAAGTTCCTTTAGTTGCGCCTTGAAAAGTAACTGAACCAGGAATAATTTTATAAGTTAGACCAGTTAAAGAACCAGTTGTCCAAGTAGCTTGATTAACTTCAACAACAGTATCTTCTGATCCGGACTTCAGACCAGAGATCATGTAGTATCCGTTATCACCATCATCAACTGGATCATTAATATAGAGTATATCTCCAGCTTGTACTCCATGATCTTGAAATTTAGCTCCAGCTGAACTAAATTCACCATCCACAGCTGTACTTCCGTCAGTACCATTAGAATTTGATGAATAGATAGTAAAATCTAATGCTGTTAATCCACCTTCTGGCCAGTCTCTATTTACTGTAATTTGAGTTTCTGAATCAACAGATTCAATTAGATAAAATCCATTATCTTCTATATCACCACTTGGTTCTTCAATACTTAATATATCTCCAGCAGCTACTCCATTAGTCGAGAAAGTAGATCCACTAGATGTAAACTCTCTATCTGCAGCTGTACTAGTTACTCCATTTGTTCCGCCTTCTTTTTGTGCTGCCCAGACAGTAAAATCTTGGTTATTAAGTGATCCTGTAGGCCAGTCCCTATCGATAGTAAGGACAGTTGCAGCAACAGCTGTTAAGACATAAAACCCATCATCAGCTCCTCCTTCATGAACTTCAAGGACATCTCCTACGATAACCCCATCAGTCACAAAATCACCTGTAGCTGACGTTAAGGTCCTTGTAGCTGGAATAGAGGTTGCTCCATCAGTCGCTGTTGCTAGAGTATCGTCAGACGACCCAGGAACGCTCTGAGAGGCATATTCAGCCGGGGTAGTGGACGATTCCACACGAACGACTGAGAGCTGATTTCCACGCCTCAGATACTCTCTAGCAGCAAACCATCCCTGACATGCTGTCGACGAGACTGTTGAGTCAATAGGTTCCCCAAATAAAGTTTTTAAATTATCTAAATTAGTTACTGTTGTTTTCTCGTCGATAGGTCCTTTATTAAAAGTGTGTACTAAAGCCAACTTTGTATTGGTTGATGTTTCCGCATAAAGAGATAAATCTATCTCCCTTGCATAGGCACCAGCTGAAACGAAAGACATTTATTATCCTCCAAATATTCTATATTATTTATTTAAGCCTAACGCCATTACTAGTAATACGACGTTGTATTTCCTCACCAATCTTATTTTGTTCTTCTTTAGCTTTTTCTAAAGCTTCTTCTAGTTCTAATTCTTCCAATTCTTTTTCTAGTAAATCATCTTTAATAGTTTCTAAAGGCACGGATACAGGATCACCAGCAACATTTACTATAGGATCTTCTTTTTTAACTAATTTAACTTTAAAATCTAATGGTTGTATTTCTATTCTTTTCTTTTTTTCTAAATATTTAATTTGTCTTGATAATTTAGATGAATCTAAATCAATATGATCTCCAACATTAATAGTAACAATATAACATCTAGTTCTAGAAGCAGCAATAGGTTCTAAAGCAACTTGTTCGCTCCATATATTTATAATTCTTACTTTACCCATTAATCTTGATCCATAAAATATGATACAGTTATATCCTCTGTATCATCTGGAGGGTTATTAAAAGTAAAAGATAGAGACCCAGTAGTATAATTAATTGTACCTGATGAAAAATCCGAACTTTCACTAATCAAATTACCACTACCATCGTCTATTACATGAACTAGGGATCCACCTACCAGTGTCTCTAATACAATAGTATCCTCTAAAATAGGAGGTCGATCAACAATAATAGGTCCAAATGAAGTTGTTATTCCATTACCTGTAGCTATTGTCTCTTTAGGAGGCAAAAACACTCTATCGTATAGAGAATCATCATCAAAATCTCTAAATTGCATCTCAATTTGTTTAACAACAGCAGTAGTTACAAAGTCCTGATCAAATAACCATGCCTCTGAACGTAGAGTAAAAGTTCTTCTAATAGCCCGTTCACCCTCACCTGGTTCTAAATCAGAATTATCAACAATACCACCTTCCAAAAAATTAGTGTAACTTTTATTCGTCCAAACATCATCTATTGTAACAGATAAGTGATTATAACCTGAAGCATATGTTGTAAATACCTTTTGCTCCCATAAATTCATTTCTTTAACAAATCTAGTCCATAAATCAATTTGATAAGTAATATTAACAGGAGTAGGATAATTAGCAGATCTCAATTTATTTTGTTGTGGAGATGTACACCATCCCAATCTCCTTATTCTATTAGAATTAAATCGTAGTGGATCTACTATATGATCAAGTCTAGTCATTACTATTCTGGGAAAAGTCAACGTTAAATTATCGGCTAATCTCCCAGTAGTAACCTCGGCATACATCTTCCTTGCAGTAGATATAAGTATCTGTGTGCTTCTACCTTCTAATAATGGTGGAAGATTATTTGTTAACCAAGTTAAAACAGCCTGGTCATATAATAATAGTTGATTAATCAATTAATAACCAAATTTATTGTCTAGAAGCTTCAAGTTTTTTCATAAACTTCTCTAACTTAGTTTTAAGACGTTTTAGTGAACCATCAAGAGTTTTAGCCTCTTTTAACAATGCTTCACTATTAGGTCCACCGTATCTATCAGATAAACCAACATTAGGTTTCTTACCTAAACTAGCAAGTAGTTTCTTTACTTCTGGAACAGCTATACTCAGAATTGCGTTATTTCCTTCTCTACTAGTAGTTTTCCCTCCTGAAGTAAATCTAGCTTCGTCTACATCAGTACTCTCTTCAAAAATAGAATTAATTACACTCTCAACACTATCACCATCCACTACATTATTAATAAGATCGTTTATCTCCATAAGTTATTTTCCTTTTTTCTTTTCTCTAGCTAAAGCTTCTCTTAATGACTTTCTATAACTTTGTGCAAATTTCTTTTTAATTTTTAAATATTTTGATAATAAAGGTCTCCATATAGGTCTAGGAGGTAAAATTACTGTATACTCTTTAACTTCTATTTCTTTACCATCTCTCTTAATAGTTGTAGCAGGATGTTTTATAGTTCTTCCAAATTCAAGAATACTCGCAAGCTTACTAAGTTTCATTCCTGAATCTTGGTGTATTTTGTGTTTAGGTACTCCCGTCCAGACTCTATTATGAGTAACACCCCATTTAATGTTAGAAAGAAATTCACCTGTTTTTATATAAATTCTAGGATCAAATCCGCTAGACTCTTTCCATTTCTTATAACGTGGTGACAATGGAGTCCAATCATACAATTGTTGTTCAATAGTTCTTCTAGCATCAGCAGCATACTCTTTAGCTATTTTTTTGTTTAACTTAGTTGCCTGTAACTCAACTTCTCTTGCAAAAGCAGCAATAAAACCAGTAAAATTATCTCTTTGTTTTTTAGTTCTTCTTCTAGTCTTATTTTGAGTTTGTGATGCCATTAACTAAGGTAACTTATTAGTCGTTCTTCTAGCCGTTCCAACATAGTACAAACGGTTACCGTTGTCATTAAGTTGACCATCATCAAAAAGGTTCTGAACTTCATAGTGAATATCTCGATCTCCATACTCATAGATAAAACGATCACCAATCTTAGGAGTTAAGTTTATCTCTCTAAGCACTTTTCTATTAAATACAATTACAGTAGTTCGTTTTTCAGAGATCCCCCACCTAGTTAACTCTTTCTGTGTAGGGTTTAAAATAACATTAAAAGGAACTAATTGATTAAATTCAACAAATCTTTCCTTAAGAAAATGAATCTTAAAAACTAAATTACTCAAACTTCCTTCTGGCCAGTCTTCTGATATTTTAATTACATTATCACTTACAACACTATCTACTTGATATCTTCCGTTGTCTCCTTCATTACAGGCTGGAGTTTCTATCTCTAATATGTCTCCAGCTAAAACACCTTCAGTATTAAAATTAGTTGAAGCACTTGTTAGCTCTCTAGTTGCCGGAATACTAGTTACACCATCTGATACAGAAATAGGATTCCCAGGTTCACCATAAATATTTAGTTCAAGTGTGTCACTATTAACTAACCATCTTCTAGGTTTAAAATATAAACGAAACTTCTCAGCAGAAACTTTTTCCATGAGTTCAAAATCTCTAGTAGATGAAAAATGCTGAAAAGTCATAAGTAGTAATTAACCTACAATAGGTGGTACTATCTGTCCTCTATTATCTAGATATTCGTTTAAACTATTTTGTTCTTCTTTACCCTCTTGCATTAATTCAGGACCATCTAATTCAATCTGTCCTTCAGCTCCTCTTACACCCTTATGTTTCCTTAATATTCTACCTAATACCTGTTTACACATTGCCAATACATAATCTTTGATAAAATCATCGTCTGAAGCAGGTACTTGTGTTAGAGTAGGATCAACAACATAAGTATAATCTAATGTAAAAGCTTCATCTGGTTCTGGCGATACATATAATACAGCTGTACCATCATCTGGATTATAAACAACCTCCCAATCAAAATCTACTCCAGCAGATCTCTTAATTTCTTTATAGTAGAGTCTCTCAGCATAGAAGTCACCTGGATCTAATGAAGGAACAAATTTTGTGTGATAATCAAATATATCAAAGTCAGTCAATGAAATATTTTCTCTCATAGGATCTGGTTTATTAACTTCTATTATTCCCTTACCTACTTGTGCTGCTGTTAAACTATAGTTTTGTTGCCCAGAAAGAATACTTATAGTATCTCTCTTTTCAACTGGTTTATACGTACCATAGATACCTAACACTTGTTCAATAATAACGCTAAACTGATCTTTTTCAAGTTCTACGTCAATAACAGGAAACCCTAACATAACTTTTACGTATTGAATAATAGATGCTTGTGTTAGGGACGTAGACATTATTTATTACCTTATTAGAGATGATTGCTAGGTAGAGTATTAATTAAAATAAGCTAAGTTTTAAGATTAAGATAAGCTAACTCTACCTAGCAATCATATTTGATTAACTAAGTTTTATTACGTGGTAACTCCACCAGTACAATAAAATTTACCTTCAATAGCTTTTTTACCATAACGAGACATCATCCCCTTACG